TCTGTTTCTAATGTAACTGTATCTGCAAGTCTAGCTAACTATTCTTTATCTTCCTCTACTGTAGATGCGTTAGAAGTTGTTATAAATAGAGATGATACAGATTTACAGTTGGAGCGTATAACTCCTGAAGAGTATCTTCTTATACCTACTAAAACACAGAAGGGTCGTCCTAATCAATATTCTATACGTAGAGGGCGTGATAACCCAGTGCTATCTTTATGGCCTCTGCCTGATAACTCTACAGATATATTGAAGCTTGAAATTGTCTCAGAGCTTCAAGATGTAAATAAATCTGCGATACAAAATGCAGACTTACCTAAAAGATTTTTACCCTGTCTAACTTGTGGTCTTGCTTATTACATGTCAATGAAGCGTCCACTTGTTCCTGAAAATAGAATTATGATGCTAAAGGCAAACTATGAAGAAATGTTAGCTAGAGCGATGGAGGAAGATAGAGAACGTGCCTCTATGCATATAGTTCCTAAGTTGAGGTATATCTAATGGCTAGTAATAAAAATGCTTTAGCAGTTTGTGACATAAGTGGGTTTGTATATCCACACAGAGTAATGCGCTTGAATAGCTATGGGCTGCTGGTAGGTCCAGAAGATTTTGATGGGCAGTATGATTTAAAAAATCATCCCCAAAATAAAGTACCTGATGTTAGAGATAATCCAGCTATTCTTAATCCTCGTCCAGATTTGGGCGGAAGAAATCTTGAATGGAGTCAAGCTTCAAGTACTTGGGGATCAACAGAAAAATATTGGAATCTAATATGACCGATTTAACAAGCCAACTAATATCAAATACATATAAGAAAATAATACTTGTTAGTTCCTCTGCAACTAATACTGGTGTTAATACTTCTCTTAAAGCTGTACAAACTGGTGATGGAACTAATACTGCTCTAAAGGTAGCAACCAATGCTGTTCAGATTACTGGTGCATTAGGAGTAGGTGGATCAGTATCTCTAGATGGAAACTTACATGTAGATGATAAGGTTTGTGCAAGTTCTTTTTTTGGAGATGGGTCAAATCTTAGCGGTGTAACTGCAACGATTGCTGGCAATATATCTGTAAGCAATGCTACTGTAGGCGGTAATTTACATGTTGGCGGGACTGCTACAGTTGCTGGTGCTACGCATCTACAAAGCACTGTATCAGTTGGTGGGGCTGCACATTTTGGTTCTACAGTAACTGTATCAGGTGCAGCACAGCTTCAAAGTACAGTAACGGCTGTAGGTGCTGCAACATTTAAGTCTACGGTCACAGTAGAAAATGCAGCTATACTTAAAAATAATGTATCAGTTGGTGGTACATTTGCAGCGGCTGGTGCAGCTACGTTTACCTCCAAAACAGAGTTTGACAATGATGTTTCAGTTAGTGGACGTTTGGATGTTGCCTCCTCTGTTTGTGTAGGTGGTATTGCAAACTTTGCAAGTAATGTATCTGTTAGTGGTAATCTAAATGTAGTTGGCAATGTAACTGCTGCTGAGTTTCATGGTGATGGTTCTAATCTTACAAATGTGGAAGCTGAACTTGGTATTGCCACCAACATCTCTGTATCAGGATTTATACATGCTGGTGGTAGCGTATCAGTTAGCGGACCATTTAATGTTGTGGGTGCTGCTACATTCCAAAGTGGTGTATCAGTTAGTGGTAATGCAAACATTAATGGAACACTCACTGTAGCGGCTGCAACTTCTCTTGCCTCTACTCTTACGGTTGGTGGAATTGCAACATTTAAAGATGATGTAAGTGTAAGCGGTGATACAAGACTAGGTGGTACAGTTACCGTAGGTGGTGCAGTAAGTCTTGCTTCTAGTCTAAGTGTTGGTGGCGCAGCTAACTTTGCAAGTACTGTTACAGTAGCGGGGGCAGTGTCACTGGCTTCTACTCTAAGTGTTGGAGGTGCTTCAAACTTTGCAAGCACTGTAACAGTTGTTGGAGCAGCCACATTTAAAGACGATATATCTGTTAGTGGGAATGTTAATTTAGGTGGTACAGTCACAGTTGCTGGTGCAGTTAGCCTTGCATCAACTCTAAGTGTAGGTGGTGCAGCAAACTTTGCAGATACGGTAACTATTGCTGGTACAAATCTACAAGCAACTAATGCACGGGTATGTGCAAGTGCATATCATGGAGATGGTTCTAATCTTACGAACGTAGGTATTAGTGGAAATATATCTGTAAACAATGCAACAGTTGGTGGAAACTTACATGTTGGCGGAACAGTAACTGCTGTTGGTGCTGCTATATTTAATAGCACAGTAACTGTATCAGGTAACGCTACATTTAAAACAAATGTTTCTGTAAGCGGTAACACTAATCTTGGTGGAACTGTAACAGTTGCTGGTGCAGCATCATTAGCTTCTACACTATCAGTAGGTGGTGTAGCTAATTTTGCAGATACAGTAACTATAGCAGGGGCTGTATCTTTAGCATCAACTCTTAGTGTAGGCGGAGCAACTAATCTAGCAAGCACTGTCACTGTAGTAGGTGCTGGTACATTTAAAGATGATGTATCTGTATCAGGTAATGTAAATATAGGTGGCACAGTAACGATAGGTGGTGCTGTATCATTAGCATCTACATTGTCAGTAGGAGGTGCAGCGCACTTTGGTTCTACAGTAACAGTAGCTGGCGTAGCAATCTTTGAGGATGCAGTGTCTATTTCTGGTACAGTAGATATAGCTGGTAACACTTCTATTGGTGGTACACTAATAACAACAGGTAAAGCAGAGTTTGAGGACGATGTATCTGTCTCTGGTAATACTAACTTGGGTGGTACAGTTACTGTTGGAGGTGCAGTATCACTAGCCTCAACACTTAGCGTTGGTGGGGCAACCAATCTTCTTAGCACAGTAACGGCTGCTGGTAATGCTGGCTTCCTTGGCACTGTGCGAGTGTCTGGCAACACTTCACTAGAGGGGCAGCTACAGCTAACTGAGTCAGCGGCTGCTGCTGTGCATACTACGGCTATTAATGGTGTAACATCTGTGTCTCTTAACTTCGGCATAGCACAGAACTTCTTCACCTCTGTTACTGCCGCACATACTCTAGCACGTCCTACTAATGCAAGGGTAGGACAGGTTGGTAGTATTCTTCTAATGCAAGATGGTGGCTCTGGAACGATGTCTTATAATGCATGTTTTAACTTTATCGGTGGCACAGCACCAACACTATCAACAGATGATAATGCAATGGATAGATTAGATTATATAGTTGTATCTGTTTCTTCTGATAATACTGCTGAAAATATTCAAGCAGTAATGACACAAGCTTATAGTTAGGATTAATAAGAATGGTATTTAGTAATAATCTTCTCATGGGTGCTGGCGGTCAGGCCGCTGGATATAAAATTAATCAGTCAATCCGATTTAACGACGACGATGCGGCATATCTATATCGAGATGTAGACTCTGATCCTACTAATGGTAAAAAATTTACTTATTCTGTTTGGATAAAACGTGGTGCTATTACTGGCGGAACAAATACTGGTTTATTGAGTGGTGGTTCTGGAACAAGCACAGGTCGTTGTGATTTTGTTTTTACTGCTGGCTCTGCTACTGGTGATGGCTCTAACAACGACGCTTTAAAGTTTGATATCTACAGCGGAAGTTTTGATCAAACAAGATCGACAGCAAAGCTACGTGATCCTTCATCTTGGTATCATATTGTGCTTGTTTTCGATGCTGAAAATGGAACTGCAAATAATACTTTAATTATATATCTAAATGGTAATCGGCTAGAACTTGATAGCACCTCTGGCGTCCCAGATGTAGCAGCGTTGGTAAATGCAAATGGTCAAAGAACAAGGGTTGGTGCAGATGCTAGTGGTACGCCTGTAGAATTTGACGGCTACATGGCAGAGATTAATATGGTTGATGGTCAAGCACTAGCGCCAACTAACTTCGGCGAAACTAACTCTGATACCGACCAGTGGGTGCCTATAAAATACTCTGGTTCGTATGGTACTAATGGCTTTTACATTAAGGGTGAAGACAGTTCTAATCTTGGAAACGATAGTAGCGGAAATGACAACGATTTCACCAGCACTGGCTTGGCTGCGGCGGATCAGGTAACTGATAGCCCGACTAACAATACTGCCACATGGAATTCAGTATCAGGCACTGTAAATCCTGCAACACTATCTGATGGTAATCTCACCGCCGTTAAGAGCGGCTCTGGAACAGGCATAGAGCGATCAACAATTAGTTTCCCAGCAACTGAAAATTTTTACGCTGAATTTACCATAGATGCTACAGGCTCTGGATCATATGTTTGGCAGGTGGGAGTTATTAGAGATGACGATCCCGGTTTATATCAAACAAGTGAGTCAAGAGTAGGCGATGAAGAATTTGGGTACGCTTATTCAACAAACTGGTCATCAACTCCTGTTCCAAATAAATCAAACAATGGGACGAAAACTAGCTACGGCACCGCTGGAAGTGCTGGTCATGTTATTGGCGTTCAGTTAAATAATGGAAGTCTAACTTTTTATCATAACAATTCATCTCAAGGTGTGGCGTTCACTGGATTATCAGGGAACTTTCTATTTGCATTTTCAGGACAAGGGGGAGCAAAAGTTACTGCTAACTTTGGTCAAACAGGGTTTACATATACACCACCAACAGGTGCAAAAGCACTTACTGCCCCTAACCTACCTGACCCAACCATTGCCCTTCCCGGCGACCACATGAACACGGTTCTCTATATTGGCAATGGCACAACGGGGCAAAGTATTACAGGCGTTGGGTTTCAGCCTGATTGGGTCTGGACGAAAATTCGCAGCCCTAACGCATACAGCCACCAACTTTTTGATGCTGTGCGTGGTGCAGGTAAAAACTTACAATCTAATAACACTAATGCAGAGGGCGATCTTACGTCTGAATTTATCAGCTTCGACAGTGACGGTTTTACGATTGATGACGTAAACCAAAACGTCAATGAAAGTGGAAGCTATTACGCTAGTTGGAACTGGAAAGCTAACGGGTCTGGCAGCAGCAACACTGCGGGCAGTATCAACACAACGGCTACGTCTGCGAATACAACAGCGGGCTTTTCAATTTCGACCTTTACCGGCAACGGAACGAGCGGAGCAACTTTTGGTCATGGGTTAGGCGTAGCGCCGAAGATGGTAATCGTGAAAGAGCGTAGTCCCGGCGGAAATAACTGGATGGTGGGCCATGATGCTATGGGGTGGGGTAAATATATTGCGTTAGACACGAACGCAGCGCAGGTTACTTCTTCTGCTCGTTGGAATGATACAGCACCCTCTAGCACCGTTGTAACATTAGGAAATGATACAGGCATCAATCAAAACACTGCAACTTATGTAGCGTATTGTTTCGCAGAAGTAGAAGGCTATAGTTCTATAGGCGGCTATAAAGGTAATGGTTCTACAGATGGTTCTTTTATTTACACTGGATTTAAGCCAGCTTGGATTATGTTAAAGCGTTATGATTCTAGCGGTGAGTGGGAAGTATCGGACCGTGTTCGTGATCCTGACAATCCGGTTAGACTTATTTTACAGCCAAACAGTAATGCGGTTGAGTGGGACGCAACTACTAGAGATATAGATTGGCTTAGTAATGGATTTAAGCACCTAAGTTCACACGCTGATTTTAATGCCTCTGGTGGTGATTATCTTTACTTAGCATTTGCTGAGTCACCGTTCAAAACAGCAACCGCCCGATAGGAGAATAAAATAATGTGGAAATATAATAGCAGAACAATTAGAACAGGTAAAGCATGGATCGATGATAACGGTGTGCAGCATCCTGCTAATTGGCACATTTGGTCGCCATCAGATAAAGCTGCTGCTGGCCTTACTGAGGTAGCAGAAGAAACATCACCTGATAGTCGTTTATACCACTGGTTACAAAATTCTGATGGTACAATTACATCTACAGCTAAAAGTCTCAATGATATAAATGAAGTAGATAAAGATGGTGATCCTATTCTAGACGATGATGGCAATCAACTTGTTACCCGTGGTGTTAAGTGGAA